TACAAACCCTATTCATCATGGTTTGAAGCCATGTCAAAAAAATTAAAGTTTGATAAACGTAAAATTTCACAAGAGTTAGAGTGTAACTTTTTAGGTTCAGGGGATAACGTAATTCCACCTGAAACCATGAAAAAAATAAAAGAAAATTACATTCAGGAACCTGAAAATAAATTTATGGGTGGTGCCTTATGGCAGTGGAAAGAGCCAATTGCTGGTCACAAATACATTATGGGTATTGACGTATCTCGTGGTGATAGTGAAGACTTTACAACCTTCACAATAATTGATTTTGACGATAGAGAACAAGTGTTAGAATATATTGGAAAAGTTCCCCCCGATATAGTTGCAGAAATTGCATTTAAATGGGCCACTATGTATAATGCCTTTATTGTTACCGATATAACTGGTGGTATGGGTGTTGCAACTTCTCGTAAATTACAAGAACTTGGATATAAAAATCTATATGTTGACGGAATAAATCCTGCAGATAAATGGAAGTGGGACCCAAAACAAAATGATAAAATACCTGGTATTAATTTTAATTCAAAAAGGGTTTTAATTATTCAGGCGTTTGAAGAGGCTTTAAGATTTGGTTTTATAATAAGGTCACAAAGACTATTTAATGAACTTAACACATTTGTTTATGTCAATGGAAGACCCGACCACCAAAAAGGTCAACATGATGATTTAATCATGGCAATGGCTATGGCGATTTATGTCGGTGAATCTTCTTTTTCTAAATTAGAAAAAGCAACAGAACAAGCAAAGGCAATGATTGAGTCTTGGACAACAGAAAAACGTGATTTCAAAGATTCTTCACAAAATTTTAATCCGGGGTTACCTGTTGACATATATAACCAATACAGAATGGGTGGGTATCAATCAACAAAGAATGATTATGAAAAGTATTTATGGTTATTCAGTAACAGAAGAGTTTAATTTAACACGGATGAACTTATTATTTAAATAAAAAAATTATGGCAGAACAAAAATATACGGTATGGCAAAGGTTGGGTAAAGTTTTTGGACCTAACGCTACTCTAGACCAACAAACGCCGGTTTTCAAGTTTGATAAAAAAGAACTATTAAAAACCACAGATAAGTCTGAGTTTGAAAAGGAAAAACTACAAGCCCAACAAACCATGTATATTGGTAAACAGTGGCAAAAAGTTGAAAGTAATTTATATACACAAGCGGTTTATTATGAACCAACTCGTATGGCATCATATTATGACTATGAGTCTATGGAGTATACTCCTGAGATTTCTGCTGCGTTAGATATCTATGGTGAAGAATCCACTACACCTGATAAAGATGGACATATGTTACAAATTTATTCTGAATCAAAAAGAATAAAATCAGTATTAGCTGACCTTTTTAATAATAGATTAGACATTAATACCAACTTACCAATGTGGACAAGAAACACTTGTAAGTTTGGTGATAATTTTGTGTATTTAAAACTGGACCCTGAGAAAGGAATTGTTGGTTGTCAACAATTACCTAATATTCAAATTGAAAGATTGGAAAAAGGGATGAGGTTCCAACCGGATAAGTATTCTCAAGAAATGGAAAACGATGCATTGAAGTTTACTTGGAAAGAAAAGAATATGGAATTTAACACTTGGGAAGTTGCTCACTTTAGAATTTTAGGTGATGATAGAAAACTACCTTATGGTACATCAATGTTAGAAAAAGCAAGACGTATTTGGAAACAACTTTTATTATCTGAGGATGCGATGTTAATATATCGTGTATCTAGAGCTCCTGAAAGAAGAGTGTTCAAGGTGTTTGTTGGTAACATGGATGATAAAGACGTTGATGCTTACGTACAAAGAGTTGCTAATAAATTTAAAAGGGACCAAATTGCCGACCCTCAAACTGGTAATGTTGATATGAGGTATAATCAATTGGCGGTTGACCAAGATTATTTCATACCTGTTCGTGACCAAGCGGCAACAAACCCAATAGAGACTTTACCGGGTGGAACAAACTTAGCTGAGATTGCAGATATTGAATATATCCAAAAGAAACTTGTAACGGCTTTAAGAATACCTAAGGCTTATTTAGGTTTTGAAGAAGCTGTTGGTGATGGTAAAAACTTATCGTTGTTAGATATTAGATTTGCAAGAACAATCAATAGAATTCAAAAATCTATGATTGCAGAATTAAATAAAATCGCAATTATTCATCTTTTCTTATTAGGTTTTGAAGATGAATTAACAAACTTTACTTTAGGGTTGACTAACCCATCTAAACAATCCGATTTATTAGGTATTGAGGTTTGGAAAGAAAAGATTCTTCTTTATAAAGATGCTGTTGCTGAGATTGCAAATAGTGTTGCACCCGTATCAGCATCTTGGGCTAAAAAACACATTTTAGGTTTCTCAGATGAGGAAATAAGATTAGACATACAACAACAAAGAGTAGAAAGAGCTGTTGCTGCTGAATTAGCAAAAACGGCTGAGGTAATCACAAATACAGGTTTATTTGATACGATAGATAAACTATATGGTAAAAAAGATGGTGAAAAACCTGCTGAAGGTGGTGATGCAGGTGCACCTGATATGGGAGGAGCTCCTGATATGGGTGGAGCGCCACCGATGGGAGGAGAGTCACCAGCACCTGAGGCTGGAGGGGCTGAGTTGGCACCTGAGTCATTCAATAAAGATGACCTTAATTTACTACTTGAAGAACATTTATTTGGTCGAAATGATTTTATGAATTTAGGTAAAGCAAGAAATTCATTAGTAGAAATAGATGATAAACTGAAAGATTTGTTAGACAGATAATATTTATAATAAAAAAAGATGAACAAATTTGGACAATTAAAAACTAGTATTGAAAAAACAAGTATTGATTTATTTGGTAAAAATAGATTTAATCAATTTATGAAGGAATTCAAATCTAATATTTTAGAGAATAGAGACTTGAGTGAAATTTTCTTCATTTATGATGACTTATCCTCAAAAAAAGGGATGGATAAGGATATTGCGACAGACTATGTAAATGAATCAATCGAGTATTGTCAAATTTTAATTGATAACAATAGGTCTAAAATATCTAAGTTATCTGAGTGGGTTTCATCTTACAATAGTAATACTGAAAACAATTATAAAAATATTGATACAATCATTTATAATAACTCAATTAAAAACTTAGAGACAGTATTAGAATCTAAAAAACAAATTATATCTAACTTAATTTCTGAAGGTGTAAAAAAAGAAATTAAAGAATCAGTTAACTTACCATTATCAACTATGGTTAAAGTTGCCGAAGATAATTTAAAAAATGAATTATCTAATTTAAGTGAATCAGACAAAAAAGAAATCACATCGATTTCATCATTATCTAAAGAGGAGTTAGAAAAAGAATTTAACACACTTAAAGAGTCTGTAATAACTAATTTAAAAGGTTCATTAAACGAATCAAAAGAAGATGAAATTAAAACTATGATTGGTCAAACAATTACAAAAATTTCAGATTCAAAATGTACTCACTACGATTTATATAAGTTGAGAAAATTACACCAAGGACTATGAGTAAAAAATACTTTTTTGGTTGGGGTAACATAAAAAAAGGTATTACTGAAATAATCAGAATTTATTCAGAGAAACCATCTTTCTTTTCTAAAAAGAGAATAGAATCAGGAATTGCTTTTATAATTGCTGAATGGGGTATGATATTCTTCTTACTTAAAAAGTACCCAAATTTAACCATGACAGATTTAGTCATGTGGGCAACAGTTCAGTTTGGAGTTTCGGGGTACATTATATATCAAATACAAAAAGAAAAAAAGTTTGAGAAACCAAACGAAAATCAAGAAAGTTGATTTTTAAGTTTTTGAATATATTGAGCTCTTTTTTTCTCACTTCTCCTTTTAACCGAATTCTTTGTAAACTCTTGTCTATCTCGTAATTGTTCAGTTTGTTTTGTCTTATAAACCTTAAATTTATATTGTTTCAAAGCCTGTTCAATTGAAGACGCATTTTTTACTTTAATTATAATCATATTTTTTTTACTTTATAATATAAATATACGGAAAAAAGTCAATTTTGACATTTTTTATTTTTAGACTTACATTTAAGAAAAATAAACATGAAAGTTATGATTAATGAAAAAAGGAAAAACATCAAAATTAAACATTTTTGATGATGCAAAATGTCTCTACGGTACGGTAGATTCAAAAAATTTAAAATCCATTTATGTGGTACTACAGACTTGGATTGAACCATTAAGTATAGATGAAAATTGGAACCGATTAGTTGGTGAAATAAAAAGACAAATACAACATACATTATTAGAAGTAGTAGATACCCAAACATTTGAAAGAAAACAAATTGTAGATTTAGATTTAAGAACAAGTGGAATACAAAAAAATAAAAAAAGTTTTATGAATATTGAAATAACATTATTTGTTCATAACAACACACACGACTTTAAATCCCCAATATTAAAAGACAAAATTAAAAAAATAGTTTCTTGTGTTTATACTGACGATTTAAAAAATAATAAACATTTTACTCTTAGTAAGACAAAATCTGAAGAATTCAAAGAAAGCTAATATTTATCTGTAAAAGAACTTATGAAAATTTTAGGACCTAGTGATACAGGTAAAGGTATATTAGTTGAGTGGGACGCAGGGATTATTAATCCTAATGAACCACGTAATCAAAACATTATACGTGAATCTTACGGACAATTAGAACATTCTAAACCATTTGAATTTTATGCAACTCTTCAAAAGTGGGGAGTTCCAAATAGAAACGGAAGAG